GGCCAGGGGCAATTGGGACATGGATTTGAGTCATCATCCATATTCCAAAATTGTTCACATAACGGGCAACTATGTGGGTAGCCATTTCTGCTTATTTTTCCCTTTTTATAAAGGTACCCTATTGCCTGCCACTTATGTTCTATACCTGTTTGTGCTAAATACTTCCATAACACTTGACAGTCCTTAATGAATTGTTCTCTAGTACTAAGCATAAATTTTTCCCTTCACTTCCATCACTCTTTCAGAGTTTATTTTGATTTGGTTACAAGTTATTGACAATAGATTATTTGTATTTATACTGCCAATAAACCTTCCACCCTTGTACTCAACCTCAAATATAAGGTTTAGAGGATACCCATGTACTGATGCCCATTCAATTGCTTCATTTAAATCAATAAATAGACACCATCCAAACTCCCCAAAGTCATCTTTCCATGAATGATTAATATCATAGCTACTCCTATAACTCCTTTCAATCATCCACTTATCAAATACTATTTGCTTTTTACTTCGTGAATATGGAGTAGTTAATTCGCCAGAATTATACCTGATAATAAGGCATTTATAACCTATTCCACTCTTTAAGTCCTTTGGTATTGGTTGTTTATTGTTCAAGCACATATTTTAATATCCTTTCCATCCTTAATCACTTAGTATTTCAAGAGGTTTAATTTCCATTGCTGTTGAGCAAGGTAAACTCTTATCATCGCTAAGATTAGTAGCTGCACTCGTTGTCCCAGAGTATTTACCACTACGATATTGTAATTTAACAAGACGAACTACTTCATTGGAATACATTTGTCTGTATTGTTTTAAGAATTTTAGAGCAACTCTTTTATTAGTAAAAAAATGAAACCCTACTTGCTTTAATTCAATCTTACTCAGGCCAACCTCCTCCATAGCTCCCTGCCACATTTTGAGTGGTGTAAAAGCTTCTTTGTAGGGCGAAATTAACTTACCCTTTACTACCATTCTAACAGTATAACCAAACCCTGATTTGTGTGTTATTGGTTTAATGTTATCTATACACATAGTACTATTTCCTTATTTAATCAGTTGTTCAATAGTATACATAACTGGATAATTATAGGCAACTACAGCATCATAAAGACTGCCAATAAATATTACTAAAAATATCAGACCAAAGAATCCTATAATTATACCAATTATACTATACTTAACGTCAGCATCTCTGCTATAAAGTTTCTCATAATAGGGAGTCTCATATTTTAATATTTTACTAAGTCTAAGCAAAATAAGTAGTGTAGTCACCAATAAAATGGTACACATTGTGAATAAAAGTGCTGCACTAAATATTGCTTTGAATACCATATAATCCACATATTCACTGCCAAGTTCAATGGCATCTGGTTTTATATTCTGGAATGCTTCATTTAATTTACTTAAAGCATAATCTATTGTTTCTTTATTCATGATTATTTCCTTTCATTTTTAACTAAGGTTAAACCTTCTTGGTTTCTCTAATTTCTTAACTGGTGATACAATAGATTTTGGTTCAAAATGACAACTATAATCATCATAATACTTGTGTCCATAGCGCAGAGTATAACCACAATTAGCACATATTTCGGTGAAGTCATCCCTAAAATTCTCGAACTGTCTTGGGTTGGAAGACTTGAAAACAGTGCCAAGAGGTGTATCAGTAGCAGTTAAGTCGTGTAGCTTATAATACAACAGCCCGTTACGTTCGGTGAGACTTGAAGTGAAAAGTTCAAGTGAAATGAATTTTTGAACATTTTGGGAGAAACAGAGACAGTCAGTCATACAGCCAGACGCTGAATCGAAAGAAATTTTGAGAAAAATGTCATCTGTAAATGGCCCACAATTAATGAAATTCGGTATTCCCCCCATTGAAATCGGAAGCCCAGACTTAATAAAATGTCGCTTCAGTTTGATAAATAAACGATTCTGGTCGTTAATATTTGTGCCCTCAAGGCTAACATATACCCTCTCAATTGTGTCTTTCATGAAACTATTTCCTTATTTTTAAGGGCTACAATGTTGCTGTGCTCTTAAGTTACTGCTCTAAATTCGGTGTTTTCTCTTACTGATAAGTGTTAGCAAACTTTACTGTAATTTCTATCCCAACACTATAACACAAAAACACTATATATAAAGTACGATAGCTTTTCCTTTTCCTTTTCTTCTTTATATTACTTTCTTCTTTTCCTTTTCCTTTTACCCTCAATATCGCCTAGCTAATTCCTTGAGAAAATGTTTAACCTTCCGTACCAGTCTCTTATATTGACTATGTTGAGTACCTATTTCATAAGCCCTCCAAATCATACCATTCAATTCAGTATGAGTCTTAGGCAGCTCACTGGTTGACAATCCAGCAACTTCTAACAGTTCTGTTTGTTCTTTAGTCAGTTTCATTTCATTTATCCTTATTAACACAGTGGCAGCAATCTATACTGAAACCGGGTGGGGAAAGACCGGGAAAGGAAATTGACCACTGCCACTGTGAAGAGTAATTGGGTGATATAGCCTTCTGGCCCACGGGAATTAACCATTTCAGCATCGTTCTGCTTGCTATAATTGGAAAAAGGCTCTAGAGGACTCATCCAACTGGATTCCACACCATCACCCAAATAATTATAGGGTAACATGGCACTCTTGCTGAGCTGATATGTCAGTATATACCACTCATGAATGTCTCAACTAACTACCACAGTTACCGAGAAAATACCCAACCGTAATCAGGTATCCCCTGAGTTGGTTACTCTCACTGCTACCCTAATAAACAATGTAACTGTAGGCTTACAGGTGTTACAACTTTGTCTCTTGCTTTACCACGCTACAGATTTACACACTGCTTTAAGTATTGGTATATTCAAACTTGTTATTTAAAGGAAATTAATCTATTCTTTTAATTGAGAATATTTGGAAGTCATTATTAATACATGGTGGAGATTCATGAAGGGAGAACCTCTGAAGAAGCTGTGCTTGTATCAATATCAAAGCTGAAAATATATCAGTTTGACGAACCTCAATGGTTTCCTTCCAAGCCTTTATAGTTTTCTTATCTTGAGTTCCCGCCTTACTACCAAATATACATCTATAAGTATTGAACATAATTACTTTCCTTTCTATTCTATTCTATTTCAACCAAAAAGGGGCGTTAGCCCCTTGCTACTACTTACCTGGTTGCGTTGCGAAGATGTCATCTCTGGTGAGAGCTGGAGCTGCCTCGATGAGTTTGAGTTCGTTGAGTGCTTCGTCTCTGAGTTCTTTGAGCTTTTCCTTTTCAACAATGGCCTTGTAAGCCTCTTTGTTGTTGGAGAAAAAGACAGCTACAACACCTGGCTTGAACTCTGTAGTGTAGACATTCTGGTCTGTGCGGGTGGTAAGTGAGTTGCCTTGGTCGTCTTTGGTAGTAATAGGCCATTTAATGTGCATAAGTTACTCCTTGTGTGATTAATGAAAAGTACTGAAAAGTTGAAAAGTCAAAAACCTTAACGGGTACGGGGGTCAAGTAGTATGGCCACGTATTCCATCACTTAAAAAAATAAATAACTTTTTTATTGCTATCATCTTTCGTCTCATTGGCTATCCACCCTATCATGCAAAAAATCTGATAACTTTTTCCCAATAGCTCTATTTTATTCTACTGCTGTTCACTCCATCATTGAAAAATTTCAATAACTTTTCTTGCAGCACTTTATTCCCTTTTCGCTGCCACTATTTTATTTTAAAAAGTACTTGTTTCCTATAACGTGGGTAGTGTATATTTGAGAGTGTTAAATGAGTCTTAATTAATTAATAAAGTGAGAATAAAAATGAGTGAGAATAGTAGTGGCCAAAAAGAGCAGAAGCATCAAATTATTATTAGTAAAATTGTTTCCCTTGAGGCGACAATTAACAGACTTGAGCACTTTGTTAGAGAAGTTCAAGGTAATATTCAACCAGCTACAAATCCCAAAGTACCGGTAAATAAATCATTGCTTACCATTATGCCTTTATCTGAATTTCTAAGTCAAGCGCCTGACAGAATAATTAAAATGGATGTAAGCTTATCTGAAATATTATCCAGCTTAAAAGAATCACTGTTTTAATAATGAAACTATTTAGATGTGATGTTTGTGGGAGAGATGTTACAAATGAGAGTCAATTAGAAATTGTTAATGTTGGAGCTTTAGATACTGAAACACTTTTAATGAGAACCAATTATGAAATGTGTAAATCGTGCTTTGATAAGTATTTCTTCCTAAGAGCTGAGATGACTAAGCCTTTACGAATTGAATTTAGGCAAATATATGCTGAAGCTATGTTAAACTTGCTTGAGAATCAAGGTGAATAATAAGTATCGCAAGAAACCAGTTATAATTGAAGCTATACAGTGGACTAAAGAAACAATGCCTGAGGTTATGAAGTTCACTAAGGAATTAGGTGAGAAACGCTTAATAAATATTGATGATACAATGTTAGTAATAAGAACTTTAGAAGGTGACATTGTTGCTAAGCCTGGTGATTACATTATTAAAGGAATCAAGGGTGAATTTTATCCTTGTAGAGCAGACATATTTAAGCTAACTTATGAAGAAGTGAAATAATTTACAAGGTGATATTATAATGGCTACAACAAAAGTGAGAAAGTGGATTGCTCTTCCAATTGGATTATTTGTTACTTTCCTATGTGAATTATGGATTGGAAGCAACTGGTCATATAGATACTTAAGGAAAAGATAATGGCTACAATTACAGTTACAGACGTACAATTATATAGCCTCAAGAAAACTCATGGGAACATCTTTAAAAACATTGAAAATAGGTGGGAAGTGATTGTTGGCATTTTAACCTTAAATTTGGGTAAAATTAAAATAGTGGAAGCTACAAGAGTTAAAGAGCTATTTAAAACAAAAGTTGAATATGAGGTGGAACAGTAATGGTTACAATGAAAAAGAAATGGATGCAAAACGATGACACTTCTATTGAGAGGCTTGAACCTTGGGAGTTGGCATTTGAACTTAATAGACTGGAGATTTCCAGAGGTGGTAAAAATTTAATGACTACTGAAGAAGCTAAAGAATTAATGGATGAGAATCCTGAGGTCGGGCTAAGATTTGGCCCACAATATCAACCTGAAACTCACTTTATATATAAACTTGATGAACCTGAACACGAAATGCCTGAAATGCATGCTTTCGTTGGCGTTGACCCTGCAAGTAAACCTATTGAAGAAATTAAGAAGAAAGCATTTAAAGGAACCCTCACAGCGGTGCTTGCTGCAGTGAAATCAGTGAAAGCAAGGTTTCCAATTATTAAAATAGTAACCGGTTTTGTTGAAGATTCAGATGATAAGGAAAGCAGATTGGCTCGCAAATCAGAAGCAGGAGAACCAGAAACTGTTGCTAAAGACTAACAATGTGAGGGCAGCTTTGGTTGCCCTCATTATCATACAACTTAATTAAGGAGACATGGAAATGTCTAAACCAGTACTAATACTATACAACCCTTCAACTATGGCAGGTAAGGCTGCTGCCTCTATTGTAAGGTACTTTAACTCTGAACGTAGATTACAGTGGCGTGAAATTGAGAAAATAGCTGATGTACCATTTGGCCTAATAGAAAGTGGTAACTTTCAAGTATACCTTATTGGGGTTGCCTTTAAAAAGGAAAGAATGGAAAAGCTAAATGAAATGACTGACTTGTTTTGGATTGATAATAGGGAAAAACTTGAGATACCTGAAATTTCAGGCTTGCGGAATGAGAGAAACTTGATGCAATTATGCTGGCAATACTTTCAGGCTGACCACCCGAATCAGGGCATTAGAAATTCTCCATTGCCTGAAGGTTATAATTTAATTTACTTGAAGGAATTATATGAAAGTACTGATAAGATTCCATCCAGTGACAATGCTATACCATTTAATTATGGATTACTGAAATATGACCCTGATATGCTACAACCAGACAGTCATATGTGGTATAAAATAATTACAAGGGATGCCAGTTTTATGGCAAAAACTGTTACTGATGGTTATATAATAATGCAGTACCTTGTCGCTGAAGGTAAAAGACGTGGCGGACATCAGGATAAATCTTAAATCAAGGTGCTGTAATAGAATAGTGAAACCATCTTCAGAGATTAAAAAAGTCAATAGTGAATATAGAGGTATATGCCCTTTGTGTAGGTGCTATACTGAATTTTTGTTTGTGACAAAACTTACAGAGGAACTAGAATGCCTATTGATGAAAAGATGACAGAATTAAGTGGACTTACACCTGAGGAACAAGCGAAAGTTCTGAAGAAAATGGCAGAGGGTAAAGGTACTGGTTACATTGTTTTGCCATTAGACATGGGCGGTGAGCTGATTTCGGTAGATGATAGGGTTGTTATGCTTGTACAACGTCTTTCTTTTGAAATAGAAAAGCTTGAAGGAAGATTGACTAAGAAGCAATTTGTTGATAAGACTATGAAAGTGTCTCCTGTTGCTGTTTGTGAAGTAGCAAAGGGTGTACAGAAGTTAGTTGATGAAGTTTCAAACGATTAGGAAAGTTCCACATTATGTTTTTGAGTCTCTTGATGAGATGAAAGAACATTATGCTGTTAAAGGTGAACTTATGCCTGAAATAGTTGATAACTGGCGTAAAGCAGAAGTATTTGATTGGGTCAGGTCTGATGATAACTGTTATGTGCAAGTACTGAAAGTTGACCGTACAATGAGACACCCTGATGAGAGTGAAACTTTTAAACCACATGAAGGCTATTTGAGAACTATAGTTGGTTCATTTATCATAAGAGACAAGAATCTTATGGATACTGATTTTGACATTCATCCAAGCAGGTATTCATTTGCGAAGAAGTTTACATCAGCTGTGCATGGAATTGATGGAAGGCTTGGTGGGATTAGGCGGAAAACAGTAATAACCAAGCGTGAAAAAGCATTTGCGTTTATGGTATTCTATGGAGATAATTTAGACCCAGCAGATGTATATATGAAAATTTTCCGCACTAAGAGCTATGAATATGCTAAGAAGTATTCCATAGCATTGTTATCACAAAGGAGAATTATGCAAGTAATGAAAGATGAAATAGCTGAGGCAGCTGATAAACTTGGGGTTGATCATGAATTTGTTATACGTGGATTTCGTGATTTGTATACAAATGCTGAAGTTGACCCTGCTGTTAAGAGACTTGCTCTTAAAGACCTTGGAACAATTATAAAGACATACCCACAAACTCAAGGCAAATATATGTTACCACCTGGTGCAAATCAGCACTACCTTCCTGGTGGAACTACTGAAGCTGACTTTCATGACCTTGAACCACCACAACTTGGGGCTGGTGATGATGATATTGCTTCTACTCTTGATAGACCTTCAACTCCACAGGCTGATGTAAATTTGTAATATGTCTCAACGTGTTGAAATGTTTAACATTATGAAGGTCATGCCTAGCCAGCATGAAAAAATTCTATGGAAAACATTTAATGATAACATGGCTTTTGGTAAGGTGTTTCTCACTGGTGATTTTTGTAAGTCTGAAACTCCAATATTTCATTATGAATTATCAGATGCTTTACATGCAAAGTCGATTAAACCTCTTGCTATAATTGTTCCAAGGGAGACTGCTAAGTCGACGTATGTAAGGGCTAAAGTTATAAGAGATTTTTGCTTTGCTAAGAAAGCTGAGGAATGGGGTTGGGCGAAGGAACGAGAGCATTTATTCTTTGGTTGGTGTGCTGATAATCAAAAGAAGTCTATAAGAAATGTTGGTTCTATACGTTTTCATCTGATTAATAATCCCAAATTAATATATTTTTTTGGTAGAGATGGTTTGCTTAGAGGGAAAATTTGGAACCAAGAGGAAATAACTACTATATATGGTGATAGATTACTGTCAAGCTCAAACTTAACTTCTATGCGTGGGGATAGCACTGAAACATTAGAGGAAGGTGCTATAAGGTATAGTAATGTATTTGCTGATGACTTTGAAAATGAGAAGAATACTATTACTGATTTGAGTAGGGATAGAATTAAGGATAATATTTTTAATGGTATTCAGCCTGCAGTTATTAAAAATGTACCTGGTAAATATATGTGTATCATTGGAACCCCAGTTCACTTTGATTCACTTATTCAAAATTTGTTAGATAAATGGGCTTTAGCTGTAAAAGAGGCTGGTGGTTCTGACTCTCTTAGATGGACAAGAGACCCTGTAGAATTAGCTGCAAGAAAAAAGGCTGCTGATGGTTTTGCTTGGAGAGTGATAGCTTATCGTTCTACACAACCAGAATTGGATGGTGGAGTATTATGGTCAAGTTATAGACCAAGAGTTGTTCTTGATCAGATTAAAGGAGTTTATAAAGTTCGTGATATTCGTGGTATAGCTGGTTATCATCAGGAATATGAACTTGAGGTTCAGTCTACTGCTACCGCTACTTGGACAAGGGCACATATTAAATATCATGATGGGCGTTATCTACATAAGGATGGTTTCAATTATATTGTTATAAATAAGCAGATGATTCCTATTAATGTATTCATTGGTGTAGACCCTGCTACTGATATTGATACAAAGGATACAGATTTCTCAGTTTTATGTGTTATTGGTGTATCTGCTGCTATGGATTATTATGTACTTGAGTATGTACGTGAGAGAAATATACCAACAATGGCTGCCAGAGACCCTTCTGGTGAAATAATTGATAAGAAAGGTGTAGTTGATCATTTAATAGACTTATACCTTAAATACCATGCTGATTCTGCAACAGTTGAAGATGTTGCTATGAATAGAAGTGTATTCACTGATTTAAATGTTGAGAGAGTTAGGCGCAAGTGTGATGATATTGGTGTCATACCCGCTCCCCCGGGTGGGCAGCACAAACGCACACGCATATATTCTGGTATCAACGTAATATTTGCAAACGGTTCATTTTACTGTTTGACTGAACACTATGCTTTAATAGATGAGATTATTAAATTTGGCCCGCGAATGGCACATGATGATACTATTGAGGCTTTTTACTATGCAACAAAGAACGCATATGCTCCCGATGTTGGTGATAGTGTAGCAAGTACCCCGGACAAGAAGAATAGTATAATAGATGGATTTAACTGGCGTGCTGGTGTAACACAACTTACTGGATGCAGGGATATACGAGAAAAGTACTGGTAACTTTGTAGAGGAAAATGCTAATGAAAGTCGCTGAACAAGTTTATAATTTGTGGACTCAAGCCAATAGTGGGTTAAGAAAGACCTGGAGGCAAGACCAGGTTAATGCTAAGAATTATTATCTTAACCAACAGTTAAAGAAAACTGAAGAGGCAGACCTTAAAGCTGCTGGTATGCCTACGTTTACAGTTAATCGAATGACATCAAATATTGATGTTATGCGCTATTTTGTAACATCTAATTTACCAAGGTGGAAAGCTATAGGAGTTGAGGGTTCTGATGTTGATTCAGCCAGTATATTCCAAGAGCTTTCTGATTATTGTTGGCATTTATCAGGTGGCCGTGCGAAGTTAGGACATATTGTATTAGATACTTTTACTGAATCGCTTGGTTACTTCTGGATTCGTGTTGATTCACATCTTGATAGAGGATTAGGTGAGGTCATCATTGATAATCTTAGACCTGAAGATGTTTATGTAGATGATACGACTGATGATATGATGTTTAAGAATGCTGGTTATATAATTATTAAGAAACGTAAAACAAGAAGTAAATTGATGAATGAGCTTCCTGAGTTTGCTCTCCAAATTAAAAAGGCATCAGGTAAAGCTGAAGCAACTTCTTATTCTCCGGCAGTAATGGATTCAGGTGAGCAAGTTGTGAGTCCTGAAGATATAACTGTTGCATGGAATGCTCTGACTGGTGAGCAAGAGGACATTCTTGATTACTTTGAGAGATATAGAAAAGTTAGAGTTAAGTATGTTTCAGTTTGGTTGAGAGAAGAGAAATCTGAAGCTGATGCGAAGCAGTCTATTAATGAAGCCAATGTTAGGGTCATGGAAATTGAAAAAGAGTTGGCAGTAAAATTAAAAGAGAAGGTTGTTGAACTTGATGAGTTAGTAAGGGATGGCTCAATGCTGGTTGAACGTAGAGAACTTGAGATTGAAAAGTTTCAAAGTGCTGCAACAGCTGAAATAATGAGAAATAGACAGCAAATGCAGTATGCTATATTAGATAATCAGTCTAATGTTGTACATAAGAAGATGACTCTGGAAGAGTATAATATTATCAAGAATGACCCTGATTTTCAGGCAATATTAGAGGATAAAATTGAGTACTTTGATACAAGAATTGAGGTTACTTCAACTATTGGTTCTGATACCTTCTTATATAAAGAGTTTTTAGATTCAAGAATTACTGAGTATCCAATTATTCCACTTCCTGCTATTTGGGCAGGAACTCCTTATCCAGTAAGTTTTGCTTCTTTGATGGTTGGGAAACAAACTGAGATTAATAAAGCTCATCAGATTATGATTCATAATGCTAACTTAGGTAGCAATCTAAGATGGCTTGGTGAGAAGGGTGCTGTTCCACAGGGTAAAATTAAAGAGTGGGAGGTTCATAGTACCATCCCTGGTTCTTATAATGAATATACTAAAGGGTTTGAGAAACCTGAAGCTGTTCAGCCTATGGCACTTAATAATGCTTTTTATAGCATTGTACAAGAAGGTAAAGAGGATTTGGAATATATTGGTGGTATTCCAGGTTCAGCTATGGGAGTGGCAAAAGACCAACCTGATACATATAGAGGAATGTTGGCTAATGATGAATATTCAACACGGAAAATAAGGTCATGGATGATAAATGTTTTCGACCCGGTGTTGGAACAAGTTGGGGAAGTATTTAAGCAAGTATCTCAGTCTTTGTATCGTTCCCATAAAGTATTTAGGTTAGTTAATCCTAATATTGAGGAAGGTACTGTTCGGAAAGTTGAGATGAATATACCTTTATATAATGAGCAGGGTAACGCAGTTGGACGTTTCAAGGATTATTCCACAGCCAGGTTTGATGTTAGAATGGTATCTGGTTCCACTTTACCTACTAGTAGATGGGCACTAATTGAAGAGTATTTGCGTTGGTTTGAACTTGGATTAATTGATGATATTGCTACTGTTGCTGAACTTGATATTAAGGGTAAGGATGCTCTTATGCAACGGAAGTCTAAATTGTCACAAGCCATGCAACAACTTGAGGTTAATGAAGATGAAATAAAGCAGAAGGATGCTATAATTCAGTCATTAAAGAATCAAGTAACTCAAGGTGATATCCATGTTGCTTCCAGTAGAGCTGAAGGGGAAATTCGTAAGGTTGTATTGGAAACTCAGACTCAAATGAAATTATTAAAACAAAGGATGGCTGATGAATATGCTATGCTTGAGAAAAGAATAGCTGAAACTGAAAAGTCAGCCAAGCCGAAAGAAAAGTAAAAAAGTTATTGACATTTTGAGTGTCAGTAGTTAAATTAGTAGGAGAAATAACTATGTTAGACGTCGAAAAAACAGAGCAACAGAAAGCAGAAGAAAAAGAACCTAAGATTGGTGTTGATACGCTCACTGATGACCAGAGAGTAGAACAAGCCAATCAAGTTTTTAATTCCCCTGATGAGTTTACTCCAGAGGAACTTTTATCTATGCGTACTCCAAGCTCTGAACCGTCCCCAGGTATTAACACGCCAGGTAGCGAAGTAGATGATATTCCATCAAGCAAGCGAGGCATGGATTCCAGCATTGAATTGGACAGACTGCAGAAACAGCTTGCTGAAATCAAACCGTTTCTTCCTGTTATTAATCAAATGCGTAATGATTCAGGTCTTGTTGATACTGTTCGTACATACTTAAAGAGTGGTGGTGAACCGCCTAAGAGTGTTATTGAGCAGTTTAAACTTGATAAAGAGTTTGTATTTGATATGGATGATGCGGTGAAGAATCCTGATTCTGATTCTGCCAAAGTATTCCAACACATGATTAACGCATCTGCAAGGTCAATGATGACCAGTGGACTTAAAGAGTTTCAACAAGTTCAAGATGCTGAACATGAGGAAGTGGAATTGAGGGAGAAGCATAAGCTTTCTGATAAAGATTTTGCTGATTTCATGCGGTATGCTGATGAGAATACATTGACGTTGGAAGACATTTACACTTTGAGGAACTTACGTCAAAGAGATTCCAATATCCAATCGTCCGCCAGGCGTGATGTAATCGACCAAATGAACCGGGCTAAAGCTAATGACAGAACTGCCCTTCCGGGTGGTAATGCTGGTTTTGACCCGAATGATGATGATCAGGTGTTTGATTTGATATTTAAGCAGAGAACGGAAAGTCTCTTTGGCTAATAAAATGCTAAAGGAGGCACTACTATGCCTGACAATTATGGGGGCATTAATCGTCCCTACGGCGATACTCCGCATACTTTAGACCATCCCGCAACTTCCCTAAATGTAGCTGATGATAATGCTACATTGTCAACGGGGAATCTTCGGCGAAAGTATAATTTTGGAAAAAGTTATACGAAGTTATCGTTCCAGCGCGACCCGTTTATCCATATCCTCAATACCTACAGACGGAAACCAACAGACGACCCCAAATGGAAATATACCATGAAACGAAAGACCACCGTTTTCAAACGGTTTGGTTATGTGGTTGGCTGTTCCGGCGTAGGTGAGAAGGTAACTGGTGATGTTACAATAACCAGTGCATCTTCAGCTTGGGGAACTACACCATACTTAGCATTCCTTGCTAGTACGATTGAAGGAAATGCTAATATGTTTGCAACGAATAGCGTACCAACAACTTTAAATCAAGAATGTGCAATAGCTTTAATGGGTGATTATGCTGCTGCTAAGGGTAATAAGGTTAATGTAATTGATGCTTATGGCTCAACAAAAACTTATACTCTTGGTGACTTATATACGAAACCCAAGCATTTCCTGACAAACCAAATCATACGAATTAATACTGCTGCAGCCATTGCTACTGATGCTAATGGTGGAACGCTTGCTGGTTATGTACTTGCTCGTATTACTGGAGTATATGACTTATCAATTTATGCAACAGGAACCACCACCGTAATTGGTGAGGGTAAAATTCTTAATGTTAAGATGATTCGTGTTGATTCAACGAATAAATATCCAGTTAGTTATGGTTGTACAACTACTTGGAGTCAAACTGATGCTTTGCTGTTTAATGTTTATCATGGTGTTGGCAGTAATAGTTTAGCTCAACGCTTAGAACCGGCTCGTTCCTATGTGGCTGGTAATGCGCATCATGAGTTATCTGGTTACGGTCAGACCTATAGACCACAACCATTTTCCACTGAATATGGTTATAATCAAATATTCAAGGAAACAGCAATGATGTCTAACCGTGCCCGTGCTACTGTACTGAAGTTTGAGGCAAACCCTTGGGCTGAGGAGTGGGAAGACAAATTCCTTGAGATGACTTATGACATTGCTCAAGCAGGTTACTTTGGTGACCAGTATGAAGATGATGATGGTATTACATATACACAGGGTTGGGTTGATTGGGCTTTAGACAATGCAAACCGCTTTGGTCTGACTCTTAGTACTAAAACAGTTGATGATTTCCTTGATGACTACTCAGCGTTTAATGACCCTCGTCATAAACCACGTCTTGGTAGCTCAATTGCCTACTTCTGTCGTACAGATGTATGGAACTGGTTACATCAAATGGGTGGATTCCAAAAGAACAGTGCTGAGATTTCACCTAATTACCGGATGCAGTGGTCTGGTGAAGGTAAACTTGCAGGTGTTGATTACTCAACATTTAAAGTTTCCGGTGGCACAATGAATGTTGTTCGTGATATTCATTTAGATGGCACAGTTGTTAAAATCGCTGCGATTGATATGAATCGTGCATTCATACGTCCTCTAATTGGTAACGGAATTAATCGTGATGTCACAGTTTATGTTGGCGTCAAGACGATTGAAAACTCCGGTGAGGACTATCGGGTGGACTTAATCCAGGGAGACATTGGCTTTGAATTTGATGCTCCTGAATTACACGCCATTTGGCTGTAGGAGGATATGATGGAAGCATTAAAATCTATTAGACCCAAACCAGCTGATGACCTGTATGAAGTTGGGCCACTTTTGTTTCATGAGGAACAACTTCGTCCATTAACAAATGTTTACAAATTTGAAGAAAGCCCAATTATTCATTTAATTAGCGGTGCGGCACATGTGTTAGATACTGGTGTTGATGAGGAATTTAGTCTTCATGCATATCCAGATGGATTGCGGTTAGTTAAATGGAACATTGGAACGCAAACAACTGACAAGCCAGCTCCTCATGCTCTGGGAATGGATTATGCTTTTGAACTTACTGCTGCTGACGGTGTAGAATGGGCTTTATCAGAACCAACAGCTAAGGGTAGAGAAGGTATTACTCATTTCACAGTTGGTAAAGCTGCCTTCTATGCTAAATTGAAGTTTAACATTGTTGATGTTACAGGTGCAGATGAATGTGCATTTGGGTTTTGCTTAGTAGATGACTTTGAAGATGCCATTGATGATAAAAATGACATGGCTGCTTTTAATATTCAGCTTGGTGTTATTAATATTGAAACAATTGTAAATGGTGGCTCTACTACAACTACCGATACAACTGAAACTGACTGGGGCGATGGAGAAACTCATACTCTTGAGGTTTATGTATCGAAAGCTGGTGTTGCATCATTTAAGTATGATGGTGTCGCACCAACAGTTTCACCTACCACTGACTTTGAATTTGATTCTGGTGATGTTCTAACTCCGTTCTTCCATTTGTTACATGCTACAACTTCTCCAGGGGCAGTAATTATGGAAGAATTTGAATACGGTTATCAATAAGGTTGGTGAATTATGGCTAATGTAAAGTTAGGTGCTGTAGTTGATTCTGGTTACCATGTTGCTGAATTAGTATCAACTGCTAAAACTCTCTATAAGGGTGACAGTGGAAAAGTATTTTACCTTGAGTCTTCAGGTGGTGCTTTCTCTGTTACTATTGATTCCAGTTGTTTGACACCTGGGTGGAGAGCTAAGTTTGTTGCTCAGGAAGATACCCCAACTGGCGATATTACTATAGCCGCTGGCGATACTATAATTTATGGTAATCTCTCAATTGAGTCTGATACTGCTGAGAGTAATAGGGTCGCTTGTGTTGGTAAGTCAAATGTTTTATTTGACACTACTTGTCTTAAGGGTGACTCCCTTGAGATTAATTGCGATGGTACTAGCTTGTATGTTGTAGGTTTCTCTGCTTTGCCAGGTCAAGGCGGATTCACAGTATCGTAGATAAATTGGGGGTTGGTTTCGGTCAGCCCCCAACTTACTGGAGGCAATATGGCTGAGCAGATTCACATTCAGACTCGTCTGAGGTACACCCCAGCTAATATCAATGAGGTTGGGTTTGATACTGACTGGCTTGAAATATTTAAAACTATGACTGGTGCTGATGTCCAGTTCTTTACTCAGGTTATAGGCGATGCTAAGGAAGCTATTGAGATTGCTACTGATATTGGGACTCAGGGTCAGTTTCTTATTATTAATACCAGTACAACCTCAGGTGATGATGTAACTCTTGGTTCAACTACAGATGAAGCAGTTATGTTATTGAAACCAAAGGGTTGGTGTCTTTTCCAGGCTAACGCAGCTATGTATGCAAAGGCTGCTTCTGGTAAAACCGTTAAACTACAAATTTTCTGTTTTGAGTTATAATGGTAGTTGAAGAATTATATACAAGTGTAAAGCGTGTATTCCCTGATGTAACAATAGCTGATTGCGTCAGACTTGTTAATGAAGCTTTGCAAAGTGAATCAAGTGAAATAACTGATATTCATAATGTACTATTTATTGATGTTGTTGCTAATCAAAGGTATTACAGACTTCCTGATCATGTTAATTCTGTTGAAACAGTTTGGTTTATGGATTCTGAAGGTGAGTATCGGAGAATCAGCAGACTTGTTGGTGTAATAGATACTACGGATGAAACATAATGGCTAGCACATATTCCTATCCAAACGCTGAAGTATTTTGGCGAATTGAACGTGATAAATTAGAACTTGTTACAATTGATGCTGTTGATGTTGACAATAGTTATGAGTCCATTGATGAATCAGTTGCTCAGGGGGTTATGATTGAATATGATGGCCCACCAACATTACTTAATGTACATGACAAGAAAATTCATAAACATGAGTTACCATTAAGACCTAAAGCTCATACAGCATTAAAACATTATGTGCTTCAAGCACTTTATGAACAGAAACAGGATAAAAGTGAGCTTGATATTGTAATGATGAGAAATCATAATATGAAGTGGCTAAGGGGAATAGCTGCTGTAGATGGTGGTAAAATAACTATTAAGGATACTCCTATTGCTATTCCAAGGTATCCATTTAGGGTTACATAATGGCGGGGTTACAAAACTTAGACCAACAAGCACTTGATTTGGCAGGTGTGGCTGAATCTGGCTATCTTGGTATAAGTCAGGAAATAATTGATGACCTATTTACGCATGGGCTTAAAAAGGTTGTTGTAGATGTGGATGCTCTTAACCCACTTAGAACTGAGTTATTTTGTGCTGCTCCAACTTCTTTAACTGATGCTAATGGTAAAACATTTTCTGCATTGACTTCTGATATTATTGTAGGTGTTACAAGAAGTGATGGAGTTAGGACTCATCCATGTAGAAAGGTATCTCCACTTTTTAGTGGTGAAGTTGAAAATCCAGGAAGTCTTAATTTTGCTACTGTGAGAGACCCTGTGTATTTCGTTAAAAGTAGGGCTGTTTATATTAAACCAGACCCGACAAGTGATGAAGCGGCTTCTATTTATCATCCTGGTTTTATCTTTATTGATGCTTCTGCACAAGGAACATTAGATGCCTATACTGGAATTTCATTTCCAGAGGAACTTGATAGGGCTGTAATAATTTATGTAGTTATTGGCTTTAGGCACAGGGAATTATTATACTCACGAAGTCAGTCTAATGATGAGCTAACATCGGTAGGTACAGCTTTGACTAATTTTGGTAGTGCTTTACCTACTTTTGTTGCTGTTGTTGGTGTTACTTTTCCAACATTAACACTTGTATCAATGACTTCGCTTCCAACACTTACTCTTTCAAGTGCTACTGATACTTTTCCAATTATTCCAGTTAGGGCAACTTTACCAACATTATCAATTTCTGATACATTGACACTGCCAGCTGATTTAGTTCTTCCGTCTCTTAGTTTGACTACTGCTCCAACTTTTTCTGGGCTAACCTTACCCACAGTTCCAGTTCCTGCTATTTCTTATACGTCTGCTGGTGTTGAGCCTGAGGATACTATTACTATAACTCAGTCAATTCCAACATTTAATGAACCAATCCCATTTACTTTTAATACGACTAGAATTAATGATGCTACAACCAAAGCTCAGACTATGATTGATTCTGATACTGTTAATTTTGAGACTGAAATAGCTGCTGATAATATTGGAGTTGTTAATTCTGTTATTAGTGCTGCTGGTCAAGAGGTTAGAAGGGCTGTTACTGAGGTTCAATCTCAAGGTGGGCAATTACAGGAGTATCAAGCAAATATCCAAAAGGTACTTGGTAAATTTAATGCTGAAATAAATGATTATCAGGTTGAGGTTCAAAAAGAAGTTCAAGCAGCAGCAGTTGATGTTAATGCTTATGCTGCCAAAGTTAGTGATAATAAAGTTGCAATGGATGCCACTATTGCTGATTTTCAAGCTGAAATATCTAAGTATCAAGTTAATACAAATGCTATAGTTCAGGAGTGGCTTGCTGAAGAAGTTCAGTTTAAATTAGCTAAGTGGGCAAAGCAGGTTAGTAATGAGATTGCTGAGTATTCAGCCAGTGCTACAACTATTATACAGCAATATTCTGGATTATCAAGTGCAAAAACATCTGAATATATTGCTAAGGTTGATAAGGTAATTAAAGAATATTCAGCTAAGGTTCAAGCGGTTATACAGGATTATTCTAATAGTATAGCTGCGTATTCAGCTCAAATTCAAGGTTATATAGGTGAATTAAATGCTCTTAGAACATCTGAAATAGGTGAATATCAGACAAAAGCCGGTGCATTTATTTCGGAATATTCAGCAAAGAATAATTCTCTCATAGGTGAGTATTCAACTAAAATTCAAGCATTGATTAGTGATTACTCTGCTCGTATTAATAGTGAGGTTGGAAGATTTCAATCAAATTTAGCAAAGGCTGGTGCTTATTTACAAGAAGCCCAGGTGAGATTAGTAAAGTCTCAAGACCATAATAGTAGAAGCACATTGGCATTGGCTGATATAAGTGCTTTTACATCTGAGTACAATGGCATGATAATGGCATTTGCTCAAGTGAAAGGAAGTATTGATGGCTAATGAAATTTTAATTGCATCATCTTTAACTCCAATAAATGATGCTGGAACTGCGGGTGATTATACAAATAGAAAAATTGATGCTAATGCCTTGAGGTCATTTGGTGGTAAGTATAATACTTTAACAGCTTATACTGATGCTGGTATTGCTCGATGGAGTGGCGTAGTTGTTGTGAGTACTATTACTTATGATGGATTTAATGATAGTGGCTGGACTGAGGCTGCTGCTGTTACCGATGGTGCTATTCCAACTAATGTTTTTGCTGTTGCCATTGAATTTATTGGTAAAATTGGTGCTACTAATTATATTTATTTAGCGTTGTATAAGACTGGAGAAGAAATCGTTATGGCTAAATTAGCATTGGGAGAAGGGATTTCTATCCCAATTCAAGAAGGTCTTGCTATTACTGACGTGAGAATTAAAGCAGAGGCTTATTCAAATGGTGTGAATGAGGCAACTGTTAATGTTCTTATTTTAGGAACTTAAAGAGGAAAATATTATGGCTAAACTAACTGGAGTTAATGAACGAGAAGCAGCTGCAATGCAAGTTATGCAGGAACATACTGTAACTACACCACTTGCACCAACTGATTCTGCTGAAAAGAGAATCGCAGTATCTTGGCCAAGTCCAAAGGTATATGTTGATAGTGATTCAGATTTATACTATGCTTGGTCTTTGACTAATGCTGATACTGTTAATTCTTCAAATAACTTGAGAGTGTATGGTGATGTTCATACACCACTTGATGTTCCTTGGGGAATGCTTGGCCGTGTTGTTGGTTCAACTATTTATTTATGTTTATTGAAGGTTGACCCTGGTACTGCTGAAGCAAGAGTGGCCTTGTCATAATGTCAATACCATACCCAATAGCTAAACCACCCTTTTTAAAGGGTAAAATTGCTACAGCCGGTGCTACTGCAACGATTATTAAATCAATAGCAATTCCAACAAATGAAATCAAACAAATTGATGTTCATGCTACTGCTTATAAGGCTGATGGTGTACAGTTAGCTTCCTTTAACACTGTCAGAAGTGCTAAGAATGTAAGTGGAACTGTTACACTTCAAGGAGCACCAATTCATAAATATAGGTTGAGAAGTAAAAAGACTCTTGCTATAACCTTTGTTGTTAATAGTACCAGTATTGATGTTAAGGTTACTGGACTTGCAGCAACTGCTCTTACTTGGAAAGTTAAAATACTGGTGACTTAATATGAAAAAAATATTACTTACTTTAATGGTTTTGTTCTCTTTTGTCTTTGGGCAAGTTGAGGCTGGATGGGATTTATTCCCAACATATTCTAACTTTGGAGTGCCAGACACTTTGTTTGCTGGTAGTGGACTTGTTGTTACAGGGCTATCAACAGTTGACTCCATTGATGTTCTCAATTGGGTTAAAACTGACAGTATTTGGAGTGCTGGGGCAATGGAGATAACCTCAGTTGGACAGTTGAATTTATTGACAAGTGCTGGAAATGCTGATATTGTATTATATCCTCATGGTACTGGCGCTGTAAGGATTGACGGGAACCCAGTATTGGCTACCAATGACGATTTATTGACAATAGCCGCAGATTATAATGCTAATGGGGCTGGTGTAATATCCTTTACGACTACTGGTTCTGAGAAATTAAATCTTGGTGCTACTGCTGATGGGTTAGTTTATGTAAAAGGTGGAGCAGGTGGTGTCCGTCTTGACAACACAGTCGGGATAGGAGTTGCGCCAAATGCTGATACTTTCCTTTATATAAGTGGAACTGTTACTGGTACTGCAAATTCAAAAGGTATTATTAATACTGGCACTGTAGCTACAAATAATCCCACTGCAACAATTTATGGGCATTATTTTGCACCTACTCTAAATCTAACAGATGGAACAGCGGGAACAAAAATTGATGCCGCTGGAACTTTTCTTATAGCTCCTTCTGGAACAGTAACATCTGGAACACTAACTACGGCAAGTACACTTAAAATAAGCGGTGCGCCATCCATAGGAGCAACTAATTACGCTTTAAACGTAACTGCTGGAAATAGTTTGTTCGGTGGCGCACTATTCGCACAGGATGTAACAGTAAGCGGTGGTAATGTCAATGTTGGAGTTGATGATACTCGATTTGGAATACTTACATTATATGGACACGTTACACCTTCTACTGTTGGTGGTATTGTCCAATTACATACCGCTGCTGATTATGATGGCACTTATGAATATTATCGGCTTAAAGCTAATGAAGATGATTTCTGGATACAAAGAAATGGTGTTGTAACTCCTGATTTTAAAGTAGAAAGCAGTGGCAATATCACCTTATTTGCCGGTATAGCTGGAATTGATTACACCCTTACTTTTCATGGTGAGACTAATGATGGTATAATAACTTACATGGAGGACGAGGATAGGTTTGATTTTGATAATGATGTCGATGTAGTCGGTGCGTTAACGGCTGATACTGTTGAGGTGGCTGATTATCTCCGTATTGCTGATGATAGCTTTTTATATTTCGGTGATGATAAAGATTTCAGCATGGAATACGATGAGGACGGTAACGACCTCATGATATTCGATGGTGCTAATATTAACTATTCTGGACAGTACGGATTAAACGACCAGACCGCTACCAATATGCAAGCAGGTGAAGCGGTGTGGAGGTTTGATGGGGTGAATGACTATATTTCTCTACCATCAGGTGTTTATCAGGCATTTTCCAACCTCTCTGATTTTACTATTGTTGTTGATATATATTATGATGGACATACCCCAGACGGTACAAGTGAGTCAATCATTGGTTTTATTGATAATGCGGGATTAAATCGTCCTCAAATTGCATTGTTGTTTTCTAACCCTACAGCTAAAATTTCATTTACTATAAGGCAAACTGCGGATGCCACATCAAGTACAATTCTGTCGGCAAATGCTATTACCGCTGGCTGGCATAAAATAGTAGCAATACAGACTGGTGGATCAAGTCCATCTCTTGAACTTTATCTTGATGGGATTTCAGAAGGTACAGATGCTACGAATCCATTAACTTATGTTGGGACGGATTTTGATGTAGGTAATGTTGGGGCTTTTGACCCAGCTGGGGCAAGTGTTGACCTTTATTATGATGGTGGGGTAGATAAGGTAAAACTCTACAACCGCGCCCTCTCCGCCGCCGAAGTATTAAACCTCTCCGCACCTACA